GTCGCGGACGAACACGGTCCCGTCGGTGTACGGGGCGATCACTTCGCCCGCCGGGCCTTCGACGTAGGGTTGCAGTTCCATTGTCATTCTCCTGTCGTGGGTTGAAGCCACGGCGCCGCTGCGCTCGTGGGGTACGTCTGCCCCGTGCACGCTTCCCACAGGGCTATCTGGTCACGCTGGCAGGCCATGAGCGCGGCCGCGTTGAACAGCGCGCGAGCTGAATTCCGCGCACCGACCTCGAACACCGTCACGCACTCGACCGGCTCGGCATCTGGAGATCGTGCCGCCAGATCGTCCGCTGCGCCTTGACCGGATCGGGGAGCGCCTCCGGCATCTGCGGCGGCACCAGTCGGGGGGGCTCGAATCGAGGCCGCCCGACCACCTCCGGCCCCTGCGGCATCGTCGAACACCCGGCGAGCAGAACCAGGAAGCACGCCGCCAACACCGGCAGCGCGCAGTTGGGCCGCGAGCGAGGCCGCCGCATCGCCGGCAGTCGCCGCTCGAGCCTCGGCGAGCCGGATAGCGGCGAAGGATTCGGCCTCACGCGCCCGTAGCCGCAGTCTGGACTGGTCATCTTCCGCCTCCCTGATCTTGCCGAGCGCCACCCGGCGCGCGTTGTCCGCTTCCACCGTCGCCGTCAGCGCCTTCAACCGCGCCGTCGGCCCCTTCGCGCCGTAGTGCCACCCGCTGCCGAATGCGACCGCGAGCGCGATCCCGGCGGCGAGCAGGTACGCGATCACTTCGCCGCCCCTGCGTTGATCGCTCCGGCCTTCGCCTGCGCGAGCATCCCGAGCAGCGTCCGCGACACCCACGCCGCGAGGTAGAGCCCGAGGATCAGATCGCTGGATCCGTTCGCGTCGATCGCGTCGTAGACGACGACGAACGTGCTCGCCCCGAGGGCGACCGTCTCGCCGGTCTTGCGCAGGCTCGCGCGCCGCACGCCGCGCTGCTCGTCGAACTCGGTCACGATGTCGAGCAGGTCGATCCGCTCGCGCCAGTGAGCGGCGAGCAGCCACGCGAGCCCGATCCCGGCGCAGGCCACGCCGGCGATGATGACGATCAGCGGGCCGTTCATCATGCCGCCCAGTAAGTGATCTCAATCGCGCCCTTGATGCCCGCGCCGCCCGCTCGCGCCGTGCCGCCGCCGGACGCTCCGCTGCCGCCCGCGCCGTAGGCGTCTGCCGCAGGAGACCCGCCGGCCTGACTGTCACCGCCCGACGGAGGCATGCCCGCCGCGCCCGCGCCGAATGCCGACGCGCCACCGCCGCCGCTCGAAGAGCGCGTGCCGTCGCCCGTGCCGCCGCTCGCGCCGCCCGCGAACTCTTCGCACGAGCCGCCCGCGCCGGATGCCGTGGCCGATGCGCTCGACCCGCCGCCGCCGCCCGCGCCGGGGCTGGTGCTCGACCCCGCGCCCGCATTACCGCCCGCCGTCGGGGCGGCCCCGCCCGTGCCAGCCGTGCCGCCGAGCGCGCCGCCGCCGCGGCCACCCGTGCGGACCGAGCCTTTCTTCCCGCCCTTTCCGCCACCAGCGGTCAGCGTGACCGTCCCGTTGGAGATCGTCGTGTCGCCGCCGTCTCCGCCGTCGTTGTCGCCGGCCGCGCCGGGGGTGCCCGCGGCGCCGAGGCTGATCGTCAGGTCAACGCCGGGCGTGCAGGACAGCCACCGATTGCGCAGACACTCGCCCGCGCCACCGCCGCCGCCGGTCGTTGTGGACGCCCCCGCCTTCGACCCGCCCGCCGCGCCGCCGCCTTGCAGGCGTGAGACGAGCACCGCATAGACGCCCGCAGGCGGCGTCCATGTCGTGCCGGTCGTGATGATCTCGGTGTACGGGCGCACGCCGCCCGAGCTCGACGCCGGAAACGTCGTGTGGCAACAACTCACGGTACGTACTCCGCGCCGTTGATCGTGATCGTCACGACCGACGCGCTCGACGCGAGCGCTTGGATAAACCCCCCGGCGGGAATGATCCACACGCCGTCGCCGAAGCAGAACACCTCGGTCGTATTCGGCTCGATCGTCGCGTCGTAGATGATAGCGTTGGAGGCCGCTGCCGTCCCGCCGCTGGCGATGTTATGCACGCGCACCGTTCTCGCCGTCGAATCGGTGTTGCACAGGATGATCCCGTGCACGACCGTGATCGCGTTCTCGGGCCGGGAGGGGACCGTGTAATAGGTCGCTGCGGAGGCCGTCAGCGCAACCGTGGCGGATAGCTGCTTGTAGGCGCCGTCGATCATGGCCGCATCCCGTAATCGCCGTACCTGAACATGGCAGCCTCCGCGATCCTGCGGCGCTCCAGCCCGCGGGACTTCGCCCCGTTCGCCCACACCCATAGACCGAACTGCGACGACGCGAGCCCGAACTGGGCCGCGTTCACCAGCCGCAGCAGCGACGAGTCCCCGAGTCCCTCGGCCTTGTCGTCGTCGTCCTCGTCCAGCCCAACGTTGTAGGCGAACGACACTAGAGCGTCGAACTGGTGCTGCTCCAGCGGGACCGTGACCAGCCGGTTCACGCCGTTGACGCGGATCGCGACCTCGGCGGCCAACCGGTCCTCGGCCTCGTCGTACTCGATCGTGTCGCCCGCCTGCACGCCATCGGTGAACCCGTAGCCGATCGTCCAGATCCCGGCGGAATCCTTGTACGCGCCCAGCGCGGGCACGCCGCCGGGTAGCCCTTCCCAGTGCCGCAGGAACTCGACCAGGTCGGGCGAGGCCGCCATCGTTCCCGGTGTCGTCGTGCGGCGCGTCATTTCGGCAGCCAGCCCTTCAAGACGACCCACGCGCCGCCGAGCGATCCGAGGATGGCGAACAGCCACTTGATGATTGCCGCGCCGGTCTTCGCCGTGACGAAGTATTCGTGCATCGGATCGACCTTCAGCGACAGCGTATCGATGCGCTCGTCGAAGTGCTTCTTGTGCTCGTTCATTCGCGCGTCGATGTGCTCGCGCAAGTCGAGCATGCCGTCCTCGCGGCGCTCGGGTCCAGCATAGCGCGCGGTCGTCATGGTCAGAACGTCGCGTTCTGGAACGTCACATGGAGCGAGAGCGCGTCGGCGATCTGCGTGCTCGACGTCCCCGCGGTGATTTGGAACGTGAACGCGCGATCCGTCGCCACGCCGGTCCACGTTGCGCCCGACTGGCTGCGCGTCTCGTTGTAGAAGCCGGTTCCCGCTGCGAAGGTGGAGTAGCCGGTAGCGGTCAACCCGGTGACGAGCATCGTCACGGGATGGGGGAACGTCCAACTGCCCTGCGCCGCGGTTCCCGACTTGAGCGCCGACACGACGATGGCTCCTGCCGAGTTGCCGCTGCCCTGCTGCGGCTCTGTCGCGTAGGGGAATGTCTTCTGGTAGTACCGCTGGCACCGCGCGAGGGTATCGGCGAACGGCAGCCGTTCGAAATCCGTCGCCGCGCTCGCCACTTCCAACTGCACTTCTTCCAACGTGACGTAGTCCCCCGATCCGGCGACACCGGTCGGCGTCCACGAAAACCGCACGCCCACCTGCGAGGTGCTCGCATCGCAGGGCACCGAGAGCGTGTAGCGCGTGAGCGTCGTCGAGAGCGTCTGCGACAGCGTGGCGAGCGTCGTAGCGCCGGTGAACCCGTCGAGCACGTTCTCGTCTTGGTGCGTCCCACGAATGACGTCTGCCGTCAGGTTGCCGCCCGTGTACCCGGCCCCTTTCTTTCCCTTGAACGACAGGTACAGTGTCGAAGGTCCGCGCCGCAGCCAGAACGTATCGAGATTCTCCGTCTGCTGCGCAAGGTACATGACGGCAGTCGAGGCGTTCCCGTTGTCCCGCTCCCACCGCATCGAGTAGAAGCTCGACCCGCCGCTGTCCTGCGTGCAGGTGTACCCGGTCGCCGCCCCGGCACGCACCGCCCACCAGCAATCCGCCGTGCGGATGCGTGCGGCCGTTCCGATGGCGATGCTATTTCCCCCCGCCCACGCCTGCCAGACGTCGAACGCGCCGTTCGTCAGCAGGTTCTTGCGGAAGGCGTTGCCGGTCGTGACCCCCGTCACCTGCCCGTAATTCGCGGCGTCCGTGCTCGCGGTCCCGTTGGCGAGCGAAGTGATCTTCTTCGAGTTCCACGAGATGTTCGTCGATGGCGAATTCTGCCCGTCGCGCGTCAGGCAGTTTTCGAGCCCCGCCTTGTAGTTGTCGAACTCGCCGTCCATGCGCGAGGCGACGATGTAGATCGACGCCGCCTTGTCCGCGACCCAGTTGTAGGCGCGCACGAAGACGCCGCTGCCGTTCCATGCCATGTCAGCCCCCTACCTGCGAAGTCATCGGGTCGGCCGTGCCCTGCCACTGGTCGAACCGCACCGGCTGCCGCCCCTCCGCGATCTCGCGCTCGACGTACTGCAGGTACGCCTCCCGGCGGTCGCCGTTCATGCGCCCCGCCACCCCGTCCTGTCCGAGCGCGGCCTTCGCCCCACCCACGACCGGCGCGGGCTGCGGGATGAAGTTCCGCAGCGCGCTGGCGATCATCTCCTTGATGTCCATGCGGTTTCGTCCTAGAGTGGGGGGATGCTCAAGTACGCCGTCGCCGGGTTCGTCGCGTCGCTGTTCTGGGGGGCCATCGCTGCCGGTGGCAACGCCATCGCGCGCCGTCTGCGACCATCGCACCCGAGACTCGCCGCGGCGCTGTTCGACCCCATCACTGTTCGTCGCCTTCGCCACGTTGCCGCAACATGGCGGCGAGGGCGTTCGGCGCGATCACTGCGCCCGTAGCTGCCCCGCCGCGCGCAAGCAGCGCACGCGCGAGCGCGGATGCAGGACGGCCTGCGAGGCTGCGAGCAGCAACATAAGGGATCGCTAGTCCCAGGTAGGCCTCTTTCGGGATGTCGTCCGCGTACTGACTGGCGCCGTATCCGGCGCCCCCGAGGGCAGCCGTCGTCGCCAGCGCGTTCGCCGGGTTCTCGAACAGCTTCTGATAGAGCAGCCGCTGCGCCGTCCCACTGTTGGGGATCTTGTCGGGGAGCGTCTGCTTTGCCCATTGGGCAAGCTCTGCCAGGTCGTTCCCGCCGCCGAACTTCGCCTGCGTCTGCGCCGTGTTGACTTGCGTCAGCAACTTGTCGGGCGACAGCATCCCCTCGGGGGAGGCCTTCATCGCCTTGCCGATCTGCTGGACGTTGAAATACTCCTTGTTGGCGTTCAGCCACGCTTTGGAGTCCTGCGGCGACACCGATCGCGTCATGGCATCGCGCAGAGCCGCCCGTGTGTCGTGCATCACGCCGGAAACCGCACCGCCGCGCTCTTGGCCGATCCGCCCCATCTTCGATTGGATCGCCTTGTAGAGCGTGCCGGGGATCTCGCCCGTCTGGGGATCGACCGCGTTGTAGATCTCCTGAATTTGCTTCAGGACCAACCCGCGCTCGTCGCCGACGAGCTCACTCGCCACGCGCCCCTTGGCCGTCTCCAATGCGTTGAACAGCTCGGGATCGAACTTGATCCGGCTTCGTTCGGCGATGTCGCCGATGGTCTTGCCGATACGTTTCTGGCTCGTGCCCAGCACTTCCGGGGTCAGACGCGACGCGCCATTCGCCCCGAACGTCTCGCCAGCGGCCCGGTTGAACGCGCTGAAGGTGGCATCGCGCCCCTTCGCGACAGCACCGGCCGAGGTCGGCATGTTCGCGAGCACCGACTCGGCAATCTGCGCCTGCTTGGACTGCGTGCGCTGCCCGACCGAAAGCGGGATGCCCCACTTGTTGAGCCCAGTCGGGTCAGCGAAGAACTCAGCCGCTCCTTCGCCCAGCGTAGGTTTGGGCGCCATGCTCGCCGGCCCCTTGAGGCGCGCGAGGCCGGCGCCGACCTTCTCGCCGACTTTCCCGCCGACGTAGCCCGCCGCAGCTCGCGTTGCCCGCTCCGTAGGCGTACCGTATTCGAGCCCCCCCAGGGCCGCCATCGCCAGCGGGGTCTTGGCGACCATCGTCGCCGCGATCTCGCCGCCGGTCGTGAGCCACGGGTACTTGGACTTGAGCGCCTCGTATGCGTCGTCCGCCCCGGCGATCTCGGCCGCCTGCTTCTCTCCATCGACGAAGGGCTGCTTCCCGCCCTGTACCCAGCGGTCGGCCTGCCGCCCTGCGCCGATGATCGGCGCCATCCATGCGGGCGTGCGCTCGGCTTCGGCGCGCGCCCCAGCGGGCACATCCATCACGGACGGGCCTTGCTGGAGCCGTAGGATCTCGCCCGCGAGCGCGCGGGCCGCAGCCTCGTCCCCGGCGTCACCGGCACGAACAAGCGCGGCCTCCAGTTGGGCGAGATCGGCCATCTACTGGCCTCCGTACTGCTTCAGGTACTGCTCGACCTTCGGATCGCGAATCTTGCTTCCGGCGGCGCGCGGCGACGAAAACGGGGCCGGCATCTCCACCCGGTAGAACGCCTCCTGGTCGGGCGACTGGAAGAACGACTTCGACCGATCGACGTTGCGGTTGTGCGATTCGATGGCCGCCCGCTGCGCCTTCTCGTCGATGTCCAGCACGCGACGAATCGTCCTTTCGTCGAGCATAATATCCGCAGCCGCGGCGCGCTCCATGAACTTCCGATCCGCGTCACTGATTTGCGTGCGTCCGAGCGCACCTGTCGACAGCAAAGCCATCACGCGCTTCGCCGAGGTAACCGCGAACGATTGCGTGGCCTCGACGCCGTCGGCGTCAGAAACGCCGGCCGCCTTCAACGCGCGCCCGAGTTGCAGCGCGACGTTCGCGCCCATGCCGGTATTGACCTTCCCGGAGTCGAGAATGCCGCGCACGGTCTGGATCGTCGGCAGCCCGACTTCGGCCGCTTGGCGAGCTCCGTCCAACCCCTTCGACAGCGCCGCCGCCTGGTCCTGGTAGAGCTTCTCGCGCCCGCCGGCAGTCGCGTTGATATCCGCCTCGCGCTGCTTAACCGCCATCGGGTTCGGGCCGGCCACCACGCGCCCGCCGCCGGGAACGTCCTGCACGCCGCCGCCCATGCCGCCCGCCTGGTCGGCCGCGACCGCGCCGAGCGCCTGCTGCGCGCCGCCGACCGTGCCGTCGTAGCTGAATCGGGCGCTGGGATTGCCTGCCGGGGACGCACCGCCTTGCCCGCGCAGCGCCGGCGGCGTCCCGTAGATGTCCTGCTCGTAGCCCGACTTCGTACCGTCGGGGCCGGTCACGGTCGCCGTGCGGAAGCCCGCCTTCGCCGCCTCCTGCGCCTTCATTTCCGCGCCGGCCTGCGCCGCCTTCGCCGCCCCGGCGAGGTTCACCGCGTTGCCCTGCGGGTCGATGAACATCCCATCCGGCGTGAGCTTCCCGACGAACTGGCCGTTGCGCGTCAGCACGCCGTCCTTGTTCTCCAGCTTCCGCGCCTTGATCTCGGCCTCGACGAGCGCACCCATCGGGTGCCCCGTCGGCATCGTGACCGCGAGCAGCAGCAGCTTGGACTCGGGGATTCCCGCCATCTCCGGCACGACGCCGCCGCCGGGACCGACCGCCCGCGCGAACGCATCGTTGCCGCCCTGCGGCGGGCCGCCAGCCGGCGGGGGCGGCATGCCGCCAATCGGGGGAGCCCCACGCACGCCCGCGCCTGGCTCGCCCCCGCCGGCAGCGACCCCTTGCGACGGGGCCGGCTGCTGCGCTTGCCCCATCCGGTCCAGCATCCGCAGCGAGTCGTCGAACATCCGCATCGACTGGCGCCGGTCGAGCACGCCGCGCATGACGTCCTGCGGGACGCCCGCCGTCTGCCCGCGCGCGATCCGCCGCGCGAAGTCGGCATCGTCCGCCGCACCGTCCGCGCCGAGCACGTCCTGCGTCGCCCCGGCGAGCTCGTCGCCGTACGACTGGAGCGCCTGCTGCTCTTCCTGCCGCAGCGCGTCCATCGGGTCGCCGAACAGCCCGCGCGCGAGCGCCCCGCCGGCCGCCTGCAGGTTCGGGACGTACCGGCCCGACACCATTTCGCCGGTCCCCGCCGTGCTCTGCTCGCGCGCCCGCAGCGCGGCGGCGATTGCGCGCCGGCTGCCGATGTCGCCCAGCAGCGCCTGTAGTGCGATCGGGCTGTTCACGCCGGCCATGTCATCAGGTCCAGTAGTCGCCGAGCCACGACGGGTCCCATCCCTCGAACATCGACGGGTCCATCGCCGGGAAGATGTCCTCGCCCCATCCGCTGCCGGGGCCGTAGGCGTCGCCGGGGTCCATCGCCGGATTCATCAGGCTGTCGAGCCACGAGCCCGACCCCGAGCCGCCGCTGAAGAGCGAGCCGAGCCCGCCGAGCAGGCCACCGAGCCCGCCGCCGCCGCTTCCACCGCCCCCACCGCCGCCGGTCAGCATCGGCCCCAGCAGGCTCGTGAGCCACGCCGTGCGCTCGTTCTGGTTCGCCTGCCCTTCGTCGATGTTGCGCATGCCCAGGTCGAAGTTCGGCAGCATCGTGCCCTGCGGCAGCTGCCCGCCCGCGGTCTGGAGCCAGTTCTGCGCCTGCGAGGCCGCGCCCACGTTCTCGCCGAACCCCTGCTGCCGCGCCTGGTTGGCGAACTGGCCCGCGGTCGCGCGCTGCCCGAAGTTCTGGCCCATCGCGGCGTTGAAGTTCGACAGATCCTGCTGACCCTCGGCCCCCTGCATCCCGCGAATCCGTAGCGCATCGGCCAGCATCCGCGACTGCTCCGAGCCCGCGTTGGCGACCGCATCGCGCGCCGCCGCCTGGTAGGCGTCGTTCTTCCCGATCGCGAAGTCCTGCATCGCGTTCGTACGGCCCGCGTTCCCGCTGCCGATGTCGCCGAATCCCATGTCGCGCAGGTTGTTGTCGAGCGCCGTCTGCTCCTGCCCGAACCGGCGATCCGCGCGCGAGGCGTAGCTGTCGTACAGCGCATCCTCGACGCGCTGCCGCTCGCCGCCGAAGTCGCCCGCGCCGGGGATCGCCTGAAAGCCCGAGCGCGAGTACCCGGTCTGCACCTGCGTCGGCGAGATCCCGGCGACCATCGACGGCAGACCGGTGCGCGGGTCCGCGTTCGCGCCCGTCATCGCCCGGTAGGCGTTGTCCGCCGCGGTCCCGTAGACGTTGCGCTGGTTCTGCCGCTGGTCCACCTGCGACCAGAAGTCGTTCAGCAGCCGCGGGTCGTACGACGTCGTGACCGTGTTGCCGGTCCAGTCCGTCTGTCCGAACGGCGTGCGCTGCTGCGTCTGCTGGAAGGGAATGTCGGAAAGTGGCATCGCTCACCTCAAATCATGCCGCCGACGCGGTAGACCCAGTCTGTCGCGTACCACGACAACTGCGCGCCGTTCGTTTCGATCAGAATCACCGGCGCGGCACAGTGCCCGATGCCGCCCGCCATCTGCCACTCTTGTAGGATCTCGACGCTAGAATCCCAGAATGCGGTGTCCCACGGCGTCGCGTCCCACACTGCGCCCGAGCCTGCCGTAATCGCCGTCCCAGCAATCAACTGGCGGGCCTGAAAGTCGGTGTCGATGTAGATCGTCCCGCTCACCGTCAGCGCGTCCGTCAGGAACGTCGGACGCATCATCGTCCACTGTTTGACGTTCCCGCGCGTCCCGAAGTAGTTGAACGCCTGCTTGACCTTGTACTGGATCGTGTTCGTGCCGTCGGTGTAGGTGTCGTCGGCCTTGTAGACGACCCCTGCCGTGCTGCCGAAGTAGAGCGCGCCGTTCATCAGCGCCCACGAGCGCGCGCTCATGCCGGTGAACCGGCACCACTGCCGCGTCTGCGTGTTCATCACGTACTGGTGCACGGGCTTGCTCGTCGACACGCTCGAGTAGCTCGACTGAGGGATGTTGACGAGGATGTACCGCCCGGCGGGGTAGTAGATCGACGACCACCCCGGCTGCGTCCCCCAGTCCTGCGCCGACTGGTAGAACGCCGAGCGCACCTTGTCGGTGATCGGCACCGCGGGCTGTGCGAGCGACTGCGAAAACAGCGATTCGACTGCCACCATGCCGTCGGTCGTGAGCACGAACAGGCTCGAGCCGTACCGCAGCAGACAGTGCGGGCCGATCGGCGGCGCGGTCTTGTAGATGCCCGCGAGCCGCCACGCGCTCGCGCTCGACGGGTCGTTGCCCTGGTAGAGCAGCACCTGGCCCTGCGAGGTGACGACCACGAACATGTCGTCCACGCCGTCGCCCGCGTCGACCGTCCACGTACCGGCGGCGACGAGATAGCCGCCGTCCTTCGCGTAGCCGCCGAGCGAGAAGCGCGTGACGGTGCCCGCGATCGCGTCGCGCGGCAGATACCAGAGGTTCAGGCTGTTCTTCTCGATGAAGAAGAGCCGGTACCGGTACGCGGCGACGGACACGAGGTTCGCCGCCGTGACGCCCGAGATCGACGGCGCCGCCCAGGTCGTGCCGTTGTAGTGCGCCGGGGCGTTCTCGCCGAGCGCATCGCAGCAGTACAGGTACGTCCCGCCGCTGTTGCTGAACACCTCGGTGACGTAGTCCGCGCGCGTGCCCGTGTGGGCGAGCGCGGAAAATGCGGCATTCGCCGCAGGCGTCCCGGCGGGCGTCGTGCAGTCGAACACCCGCTTGTTCGTCGTCACCATCGCGAACGCCCACAACGACTGCGACGACGGGCCCGCCCATGTTGCGAGCGTGTCGATGTCGAGCGTGACCCCCGACGGGGACGAGTGCGTCGAGTACCCGCGCCGCCCGTCCACCCGATCGGTGCCGGGGATCATGTTGTCGAGCGTGATCGCGTCCGTCGGGTCCATGTTGGCGAGCGAGTCGCGCGCGTTCCACCCGCCGACCGGAGCCGGAACGGAGGTGGACGTAGCGGTCGCTTCGCCGTACGGCATGGGTCAGTAGTACGTGTACCCGCTGCCCTGCGCCGCCGGGGCGCCGAACCCGCTCCAGCCGTTCCCGCCGCCGGCGAGCGCGAACTGGCCCCACGGGGACATGAACTGCCCCGGCGCCTGCTGGCCCGCGCTGCCCGCCGCGCCCGTCGCGGGCGGGTACATGCTGCGGTTCAGCGACCCCGCGGACTCGTTGAACGTCGGCGAGCCGCCCGCGTACATGCGCCGACCGGCGCCGCCGGCCGACTGCGCCGCGCCGCCCATCTGCCCCATCACGCTGTCACCCGCGCCGGCGCCGCCGCCGAGCTCCGTCTGCTGGCCGAAGTTGAAGCCGCCCTGCCCGCTCACCCCCGACCCGCCGCCGTTCATCCGGCGCAGCATGTCGGCGATCGCCTGCGGGTTCGCGCCCGACATGGCCGCCCCGCCCGCCGGAGCGCCCGCCGACGCCGACTGGAAAGCGCCCTCCGGTCCCGCGAACGTCTGCGGCTTCGACCAGTCGACCGTCCCCTGCAGCCCGTGCGCCGCCTTGTACGACTCCGACGACGGGTCCGATGCGTACGGCGACATGTACCCCGGCTGCATCTTCTGCTGCGTCGAGGTCATCGCCAGCGTCGCGGGGTTGCGCTGCATCCCGCCCATGTATCGTCCACCCGCCATTTCAGCCTCCGTTCCGGCGCCGCAGCGCCTGCGAGAGCGCGACGCGCCCCAGTGTCGTTGCCCATGTAGGCAGGCCCAACGCGCTGCCCGCCATCCCCGCCAGCGTCCCGGCATTCAGGCCGCCGCCGCTGCCCAACCCGCGCGCGAGGCCCACCAACTGCCCCGCCCATGCAGGCATTCCGAGCGCCCCGATCCCGGCCATCGCCAGCGACGGCGCGACCACCGCGAACGTGTCGTTCAGCTTGTCCCGCGTGTCGATGTTCCAGAGCGGCGTGATCTGCCCATAGTTGGGGTCGTCGTACTGCAGCCGCGGGTTCAGGAGCTGCGTGCCGGGGTCCACCTGGTACGTCCGCGACACGTTGCCGAACTGCGTCGACGGCAGCTTCGCGTCGTCGATGCTGAACGAATTGCCGTTGTCCCACTTCCCGCCGCCGCCGGGGCCGTTCCACGACACCGCGCCGCCGAACATTTCCGGCGCGTTGAAGACCAGATCGCCGTTCTGCGCCCCCGTCCCGTTCTCGGTCGAACTGGCGACATCCATCCGCTCGAGCCCCGGCGCGGACGTACCGCCGCCGGCGTTGTTCCCCGCCTCGTTCGGATTGCCGGCGAGGAAGTTCGGCCCGAAGTACCGGTAGACGTCGCGCAGGGACGGAGTGGTCACGGCCCGTATCCCGTGTTCGGAACGTTGCGGTAGTCGACCAAGTGCACGCCGCGCCGCCCGCCGCTCATGGAGAGCGTCTGCGCCGGCCGCGACGCCGCCTTGCGGACGTCCAGCAGCCGGTTGTACTCGGCGAACACCGCGCCGAACGGGAGGCCCTTCGCCTCCAGAAACCGCCACTTGACGCCCGAGATGAACAGCCGATCGGGGAACAGGTGATAGTCGTCGTCCGCCGAGAGCGTGCCCTTGAACACTTGGGCCGACGTCTTCGCCCAGTGGGTCGTAATGAACGACAGCACCAGCGTGTCGCCGCTCGCCGAGGGCGTCGGGAACACCTCGACCGCATCGTCGGCGGTCGTGCGCCACAACCGCCGCACCGGCGTCGTACCGATGCCGTACTGCCACGCCGACCACTGCTGATCGTTGATCGCGCCGGCGAAGTACCACGAGTTGGTCGTGTCCCACCCGGTCTGCTGCACGATCCTCGAGCACGGCAGCGACGTCGAGCCGTCGACGCCGACGACCTGATACCCGCTTGTGCCGCTGATCATCGTCAACGTGGCCACCTTGCGCAACACCGGCCAGTCGGCCTCGTCCCGCAGGGCGTCGCCCACCATGTTCGCGAAGGCGACCATCTGCGTGACCTGCTGCGGGACCGAGCCGACGCAAGTCGCCGGCGCCGGGATGCCGATCTCGCGGCAGACCGTCTGGACGACCCCGAGCAGGCTGGTATCGCTCACACCGCCTCACGCTTCATCGGTCGCTGTTCCTTCTTCCCGCTCATCAGCGCGTCCAGCCGCTCGCCGAGCTCCTTCACCTGCGCGTCCAGCTGCGCGATCCGCGCCTCGCGCGCCTCCAGTTCGACCGCCTGTCGCTGCGCAAGCGCCGAATCGGTCGCGGCAGCAAGGTACGCCTTCGCCTGGTTGCGGTAGGTCACGAGCCCGACGAACTTGCTCGTGAACGCATCTGGAAGTTCGGCGATTTGCTCGACGGTGGTGATGTTCATCGCCTTCAACTCGGCGACGTCGCGCACGCCGAGCGTCGGCCACTGCTCGATAGGCGTGCCGGTCACCGCCGCCGTGTGTCCGCGCTCGAACCGGGACCACGCAGCCGGAAACCGGTCCTTGTCCTCGTCGCGCGCCTTCCGGTTCACTCGCGTGTTCCGGTCGCCGGGGACGAAGATCTCGACGAACAGCACCTCGTCGAAGATCGGGCGTCCTTCGGTCGCGCTCTTGATGTTGTTCTTGACCGGCTCGTGATAGAACCGCACGACGAGCTTTCGCTCGTCGCCCTGCGGGATCATCGTCCCGTTGATCGGCAGTCCGTTCGAATCGACGTCCATGTGACCTCTCCCCGTGGGATGGAGATTGGAAAAGGGGCCGGAACCCTTGAGAGACTCCGGCCCCGCGTTGCTGACGCTCCTGCGCTATTGCTGCGTCAGGTGATTCGGCCCTGGAAGTGTGGCCGGTCGAGCTGGCAGATGTTGTAGCCCGTGTTCGTGGCGGTCACCGTGACCGACGCGCTCGCCGTGCTGTTCGCCGAGCTGGTCACCGTCTTCTCGTCGTACGAGATGCCGGTGATCGTCCCCGCGCCAACGCCGGTGCCCGAGAGCGTCGCGCCGACGTAGAAGCCGCGGGCGCCGTTGGCGAAGTAGATCTGCGGGCTGCCGTTGGTCGTCACGCCGGTCGCCGTCAGCGTTCCCGCCGAGGCGATGACCGAGATCAGGCCCTGCACTTCGACCCCCGCGCCCGACGCGCCGATGGAACCGGCGCCCGTGACGCCGCAGGGCGTGCCCGCCGCGACCGACGCGCCGGCCTTGACGTACGTCTGGCCCGAGATCATGGCCCAGAAGTAGTCGCCGCTCGACAGCGTGTTCTGCGCGACGCCGACCGCCCGCGCCGTGTTGCCGGTGGTCGGGCACGACACCGCCGCGTAGAGCGAGTCCCACGCGACCAGGTGGCCGTTGGTGATGCTGCCCGCGGCCTTCAGGAGGATGAACTCCCCCGAGCCCCAGTAGGCATCCGCCGCCCGCACGATGGTGCCGAGTGGTTGCGCCGGGGCCGTCGTCGTCGTGTCGCCGATCCGCAGCGACACGACGCCAGGATGTTGAATACGCCAGGTCATGTCATTCTCCCTATCAGTCCTTGAGCACGCCCTGGAGCCGGCCGCACGAGAGCGTCATGTTTCCGCCCCAGACGATCAGCTTCACGATGGCGTCCTGATTGACAGCGAACCGCTCGCCGCCCAGCGGGACGAAGTTCCGATCCTTGTGCGGGCGGAAGTGGATGTACTTCGTGTTGAGGAAGTACATGTGGTTGACCGGACAGCCGCCTCCAACGCCCCCGTCGAGCACCACGTCGGCATCGACGAACTTCAGGGCCGTGAAGCCCGCCGTCGCCAGCTTGTCGGACGCGATGCGCTGGATCGTCTGGAGCGACGCCCAGAACAGGTTGTAGTAGGCGTTGTCGGCCACGATCAGGTCGGGACGGTCGCGACCGCGCACGATCCGCGAGTACACTGTGTTCATGTACCCCTGGATGTTCGAGCTCGTCGCCGCCGTGCTGCCGTCCGTCGTCGCGTCGAAGGAGACGTTCTTCCAGAACGCGCCGAGCCCCGTGTTGCGGTCGATCCCGCCGACGGTGTTGGTCGGGGTGTCGGCAACGAGCAGTTGCAGGCCGCCCAGTTGCTTGCCGCCGTCGCCGGTGCCGTCCGAGTACAGGTCGGTGGCGATGCTGTTCATCAGGGAGTCCTCGGCGTTGCTGATCCGGGCTTCCATGAGGTCGATCATCCGTTCCTTGCCGGAGTTCTTCATCTGCTCCAGGCCGGAGATCGTGACCGCGACCGCCTTCTGCTTCCAGTCGAACGACGCGGCGCTGAAGACTTCCGACGGCGAGATGTCGAGGTCTTCGTAGCCGCTGTAGTTCTTCACCGTGCTGTTGTCGGCGAAGCTGATCTCCTGCAGGATGACGTCGCCGCCGCTGGCGGTCCTGACGTTCCCGCGCTCGTTCAGCCGCATCAGCAGCGCGTTGTTGTTCGTGTTGTTGTCGGCGAGCTTGCGCGACCGCGACTGGATGGTCGTGGTCACGATCTCCGACAGATTGGGGACCGCCATGTCTGATTCTCCTTACGCAACGCGCCGCGAAGCCTGGCCGTCCCAGTTTCGTTCGAGCGTCGCGCGAATGGACTCGTTGGATGGCGCCATGCTCGCGGCGACGGGAGCACCTCCCCGCGGCGGCGCAGCACCGGCTGCCGTTCGTGCCGCGTTCGCCCGCTGCGCTGCGTCCTTCTCCAGAAGGACTGCGCGAATGTCGGGGAAGGCATACACCGCCTTGTCGTAGGCGTCCTCGAGGCTCTGCGCGGTCCCACGTTCGATCAGGTCGGCCATCAGGTTCGTGACCCGAGAATCGTTCATGTAGTCGCGCTGCGAGCCGGACGCGAACTGGCCGATGAACTGCTCGGCAGCGGCGTACTGTTGTCGCACTTGGTTCTCTTCCTGCCCGCGAAGGTGATGGATCACCCCGCCGAGCATCTGCCGGAGCTGCTGGACTTCGGCATTGGGCTGCGTCGCTTCCGACTGCCCGAATCCCTCGTCCGTCGATACCCCGTACTGCTTCGCCAGCCCCTGAATGACGGCAGCTTTCTGCTGCGGCGTTCCCTGGGCGAGCGTGTAGTGCATGTTCAGAGCCCCGGCGACCACTTGCGCCGGGTGCGCGCCCTGCGCGCGGATCAGCGGCTCGTACGGCTTGATCGCGTTCCACATGGAACCGCCGAACTTCGCCGCCTCGGCGTTCGCGCGGATGTGGCGCTCGACCTGGACCTCGCGCTGCTTCACCCAGTTGCGCGACTCGGCCGGCAGAGCGTTCCACGCGGCATCGCCGCCGGGGAAGCCGGGAGGCGTGCGCGGGGCGTCGCCGGCGGGCTTCGCAGGAACAGCGGCGGCCGGTTCTCGCGCACCCTCCGCGGTCGTCCCTTCGGCGGGCGCCGCCTCGGCGCTGGTCGTGCCGGTGGCCTTGTCGTCGGCAGCGGGCGAGGAAGTTCCGACATCGCCAGTCTCCGGCGCAGGAGTGGACGGGGCCGCGTCTACGCTTTCGGAAGCGTCGAATGCGGACGAAATCGAATCACGCAGGCTGGGCTCGGCATCCGCCGGCTGTCCCGCTCCGTCTTTGCTCACCTGGTCGTCTCCATCGCGCGAATGATGTCTTCGCGCAGGTTGGGCAGCTTCGCCGGCTTCTTCGCCGGCATCCGTTCGTTGCCGATCTCGATGCACTCGTGCTGCCGCAGGTGCGCGCGGTGCGTCGAGCGCGACCCGATCCACTCGCCCGTGATCGTCGAGCGGTAGCCCGCGATGTCAGGCACCGCGTGCCCGACCCGAGAAATGATCTTCTCGGCAGGTTTTCCGCATTTCGCGCACTCGGCAGCGTCATGGCGGGCCTCGACGGACCGGTAGAGGTCAGTCGTGTGCCCGTCTCGACAGCGGTACTCGTAGATTGGCATCAAGGCCAGATTGGCAGATGCCGCGGGGCGATTCACCAACCGCGCGAGCGAGTTAGCGATGTAATCGGCGGATTAGGATTACGACAGCAGCAGCAGGAGTGCTTCGCGGCGCTTGCGGGCCTTCTTCGCCGCGATCTCGGCGCGCACGGACGCGATCATCTGGTCGATGCTGTCCGACGAGTACGGCAGATCCTCGCGCGCCGCCTCGCCTTGCTGGATGCGCGTGCGGCCGCTGTCGATCCGCTCGGTGTAGCGCGCCAGCACGGCGGCGCAGGCGGTCAGGTCGGCCAGCATCCGCGACCAGTCCACGCGCGGCTCGGCAGCATCGGTCGCTTCCAGCCGGTGCTCGCGACGGGCCGTGACGATGACCGGATCGGCCGGGGCGTCCGCGAAGGCCGCCTCGAGCATCCGGCGCAGTTCGTCGCGGTCGAGCGGCGGGCGCTTGCGGTCCGGGACGCGCAGAATCTCCGCGAAGTGGCCGCCGACGACCGCCGCGGGGACTACCGCCTGCTGATCCCCCCACCATTGGCCGGTGTTCGTCGTCCCGGCCCATTGCCCAAACCACACGGCTAGTCCGCGTCGCGGCTCGTCACCGTGCGCGTCCCGCTGGAATAGGTGGCCTCGATCCTATCCGTCGTCCCGTCGAGCCCCTTGAACGTCGGCGTGCCGTCCTCCAGCCCCGTCGCGTTCCCCTGCACCGCCGCAGCGATCAGCCGCAGAATCTGCGCCGCCGAGTAGCCGGACTCGATAATCTCGGTCCACGGATTGCTCGCGCTGCCGGCATCGTTCAGCTTCTCGCCCATCGTGCCGACCGCGTTGTTGCTGGCGGCGATCGCCGACCAGACAGCCTGGCCTACGTTGCTCGTCGTCAACCCCGTACCCGTCACGACCAGGTCCGCCGTCAACTCGCCGATGCCGGTAAGCGTCGAGCCCGTCGCCGTCCCGCTGCCGCCGATCGCCGCGAGCAGCTCGCCCAACCCCTCAAGGTCCGCATCGCTGACCGTCCCGGAGCCCGAGATGGCCGCGACCATTTGCAGGAACGCCTTGGCGTCGGCGTTGCTGATCGTGCCGGAGCCCGTCAGGGCGGCCACCAGTTGCACGACCAGCCCGCCGATGGCAGTCAGGCTGCCCGAGCCCGTCAGGGACGCCGTGGCGAGCCGCACGGCCCATACGTCGGCCGCCGAGATACCGCCCTCTCCCGTTACGCTGTTGCGCGCCGCTAGTGCCCCCGCCTCGCGCGGCAACGCCCACGAATGCGGCGGACGATACCCATCCGGCCGCCCCGACACCTTGAGCCAGCCCGGCGCGGTGAACGCGCCGGCCATCTGCGCCGACTTGCCGAAGTCCGACCGATTGTTGCCGAGCCCGATCGCCCCGCCGCCAATGTCCCGCCCCGGATGCTTGGACAGGACCGAATAGTTGCCGATCAGCCCCACGCGAAATCGAGGTGCCCGTAGAACGCCGACGAAACCGGCGTCGCCGCGCCCGCGTACATGAGCCACACCAGACACGCGCCGTCGTACACACGCGGTAGGCTCGGTAACTGGTTGACCAGATCGCGCTCGGCAGCCACGCCAATCGTCGTCATCGGCAGCGTGAGCAACGGACGCGCGAGGACCACGTTAGTCGTCCCCAAGGTGTGCGTCGCGGAATAGTTGAACTGCTCGACCAGCCGGATGCCGGTGTCGCCCGACGCCATCGGGACGAACGGCCCATACTTGCCCGCGCCCGTCCCACTGTATTCGATCTGCCCAATCGGGGCCGTCGCGTTACTGATCGGCAGCGTCGTCGGCGTCGTCTTGCCCGCCGTGCCGGATGCATTGGTGTAGGTGAGCTGCACGTTCGGCGTGCCCGCACCAAGTGCCACACTGGGCGTTAGGAACGCCTGCACGCCGGCCCCGTGCGTCGGCTGCCGATCACCGATGTAGAGCGTCGCAGTGTGCGTGCCCGAGCCAGTATCCGACGTCGCCACATACGTCGCAGCCAACAGGTTCGCGTAAGACGTCGCCACGTTGCCCGTTCCCGCGCCCGTCCGGTTCCAGTAGTACGTCGTCGCCAGCGACAGGCCCGCAGGCAGCGTGCCCGTCGTCGTGAACCGCAGCGGCGTGCCCGTCTGCGCGTCCCATGTCGCCGCAAGCGTCAGGACCGCGGGCGTAGCCGCCGTCGAAGTGAACGTCTTGCTGTTAATGAGCGCCTGGTTTCCCGTCGTCGTCGTGCTCGTCACGGGATACCAGCCCTGCATGTCCACCAGCATGAAGATCGCCGGCATCGTCGTCGCTGCCGACGAGAACGCGCTCGCGTTCACGATGCTCTTATAGTCCGTCGAGACATACCCGCCGTGTGGAATCGCCCCCGGCGTCTGGTCGTAGGCCGGATGGAACGCGAGGTTGGTGCCGACCGCTCCCAACGTCATCGCGCCGGGATTCCCGGCCGAGTGCGGCAGCGCGTACCAGGTGCCCGCCGCCTGCGCGCCGACCGCGTGGGTCAACTTGTTCCAGTCCGCCCGCCAGAACTTGCCGTTGGCCGACATTTCGGAAATGAGATCGTCGAGGCTCGAAAAGCCGGGCATCAGTCAGCACTCCACACAAAGGTGGCATCGCCCTGCAGCGGGATGCCCGTCAGCGACCCATTGGGACAGGTGACGAAGTTCAGATAGGCGTCGTCCTCGATCGCGGGCATCTTCAACCCCGCTTCCATGAGGAAGTCCTTTTCCACCGGCGCGGTAATCTCCCGCACCGTCATTTCCGCAAGCGGCTTCACCAGCACGAGCGTGAACAAGCCAACATCCGTTCCGGCCGTGCATTGCACCGCCTCGATCGACCGCACGCCGGTATCGCCCTGCTGCAACGCCATGAACGGCCCGAACCGCCCCGCGCCGGCCGTCTGCGTCGTCAGCAGCGTGCCGTTCACCGTCGCCGCCGTCGTCATCGTGTGCAACGGCGTCACGCGCCCCGCCGTCCCGTCCTGATTCGTGTACGTCACGTAGAACGTGTCACCCACGAGCCCATGCGGCGCGACCAGCACGGGCATGATCATGACGCCCTCGCCGTCGGTGTAGCGCGTCAACACCTGCGTGTTCACCATCGGCTGCGAGTCCGCCGTGCCCATGTCGCAAAACGGGTAGAACATGAGATAGTCAAGCAGGTACAACCGCTGCGGCACACCCGCCGCCGACACCGCGAACGCCGTGATCTTGCGCAGGTACTTCACGCCCGGCGACACCGCCCCGCCGTGCTGGATTCCACCATCCCCCGACCGGCTCAACGTCTGCGCCTCCAGCGGCGCAGCGGCGTAATACTGCGGCGACGGATTGCCCGGGGCCATGCTGTAGTCAAACCACGCGCCCGCAACCGTCACGACAGCCGGAGCCTTGCGCCAAAAGGTGTAGCGCACCCGGCCGGCGAGCTCGGCATCGACAACCGACGATATGTTGGCAAAGGCCATTACGCGCAACGCCCCGTAACCGCCGCCTTCACCTGCGACCAGGCCACCTGCACCTTCGTCCTCACGCTCGCCCCACCCTTGCCGGCGCAGATCGCCGAGCGCGGCGCGATGATCCCGCCCTTGTGCGAGCACTGTCGCTTGATGATCGGCTCACCTCCATCAACCGGCGTCACCCTCACCCCGCGCAGGCACTCGGCGCAGTAGTAGAGCGGCGGGCCGACCTTCTCCCACATCAACCGCTCGACCGCGCTCCGCTCGTCCTGCACTACGCCTCCGTGACCGTCAGCGCCCCCGCAGCAAACTGCGGCGTGATCCCCGACGACACGATCAGCGACGAATTCAGCGCGCCGTAGTGCCACACCTTCGTCGCGCCCGACGCCCCGATCCCAACGGAAACGTGCGTCAGGGTCGCTCCCGTCACGCCGCATTGCGGGAAGCTGATCGTGGCGGCGTTCGCCGTCGCCCCGCCGCTCGCCGCGTCCCACCCGGCCCCGCCGCGGTCCTGCGACTCCCGCGCGTAATCGGTGTACGCCGTCTCGTTCTCGGCCTGCGAGTCCGTCGCCGCAGTCAGGTTCGCGGTATGCAGCGCGACGTAGGTATCCGTGATCGGCGCCGCCGTCGCATTCTCGGCCACGTTCGCCCACGTCGTCTCGCGGTACATCAGGTTGATGATCGAATTGCAGGTAGGGGTGCTCTTCGGCATGGTCGGTCCTTTATTGCACGATCTGACTATCGTCGCCGTCGTCTTCGATTTCGGAATAGAACGAACCGTCCGGCCGTTCCTTCATCACGCGCTTCGCGCGCATCGTGCGCAGCATCGAAACATCACGCCATTGCGCCATCTGCCGATCGGCCTCGGCCTTCAGCTCGGCCTTCAGCTTCTCCAGCCGCGTGTCGAACGCGCTCTCCAGCGCCAGCGTCTTGGCCTCCAGCCGCGCCTCCAGCTCGGCCGTCCGCTGCTTCGCCTGCTCGCGCATCCCTTCGATCGCCGCCTCGCTCAACGCGTTCGCCTTCTCGCTCGCCGCGTCGTTCGCCGCCTGCTTGTCCAGCTCGGCCAGCTTGTTCTGGCTGCGCATCACTTCCAGCTTCTCGGCGTTCTGCGCCTTCGCCTGCTCGACCATCAGCGGCAGCGGCGGCGGCGGCGGGTTGCTCTTCGCCTGCTCCCGCGCCTGCGCCGACTGCTCCCGCACCGAGTCCACGAACTGCTCGAACGTGCCCTCCATGTCGCGCCCGACCCGGTACCCGCGAATGCCGAACAGCATCGTCTCGCCCACGACGTCCAGCATCGCCGGCATCTGCTGGCTCGCCGCCATCACCTTATCGAGCAGCGGCACGAAGTGCTGCAGGAACTCCCCGCGCGCAGCCTTCTCCTCCTCGTCCTGCATGGCGACCATCGAACGTTCGTCCACGTCGATCCGCAGATCGCGCATCCGCGAATCCTTCAGCATCTGCACCGCCGGCTGGATGTACTGGTGCTCCGATTCGATCTCGCCGATCGCCGACACCTCGGCCAAGACCTCCGGCGGCGCTTTCTCGCAGATCACCTCGGCCTTGATCTCCAGCACGCGCTCGATGAACTGCCCGAGATCCTGCTGCATCTGCCGCAACCGCAGCGACCCGTACGACGCCTT